GTCTAAGTGCATTCTGGGCACCCTACGCTGTGCAGCATGACATTAAAGAAATTGATACCTTAGCGGAATATGCAGTGGGATGTGGCATGTCCTATGTGCGGTGGTTCGGAGCACATGACTGGCCTGGGGGGGTCAACCCCAGAACCACTCCAAACTATTTTGCTTTGATGGATAGAACGATCAAAGCTCTCGGAGAACGAGGACTGCGATCGGAGATTACGCTGTTTACAAGACATCACATGATTGATGACCCCAATGAGATGGCCAAAGAATGGGCTGAGGTGGTCAACGACAATCGGAACAAAGTGTGTCTTGTAGAGATCGTAAACGAATGGAACCATCCACATAATGATTGGTCCGATAATGAAGTGCGGGAAGCTGGAGTGGTCTTTAAAGAACACTGTGGTGCTCCTATGGCACTCTCGGCCCCGTCAGCAGCAACTTGGCAGGACATGGAGGAACGACTCCATCAGCTCTATGCCCGAAGTCCTGCTGATGTTACTACCATTCATTTCCCCCGGAGGTCAGATACTGCAGAGGGTGAGTGGCGGTGGGTCAGACAACCATGGCATGCCCGACATCGGATCGGGAGTTGTCCTCCATTAGCGGTGGACAATGAGCATCAACGCTGGGATAAGTCAGGAGATAACGTAGCCGTAGCTGCCTCTGCCCCGATTACCGCGTTCATTGCTGGGTGTGCGATGTCAGCGCACCATGACATCTACGGTGTTCACATTGATCGTGGTCCCTATGTACAGCACCCTAAATCAGGGCAGTTAATGAAGGTACTCTCAACAGTAATTCCCCTGCTCCCTGATGATCTCCCGAATTGGGAGTCTTGTCGGGTAGGAGCCGGTGGAGGTCCCCATCCCTTCCCAAACCTCCTCCAGCAACACTGGAGTTTCGAGGATATTGATGAGGGAGTTTCGAGAGCCTTCGCTGCGGTGAGGGGAGATAAATTTGCCATGACCCTGACAGGAGTCAAAGGAGGCGTGACGTTACATGAAGTCCAAGCACGACCCTATAGAGTTATCTCCCTCGAAAACGGAGAAACCATCGCTGAAACCAACGGACCTCTCAGACTCAGCGCAGCCGATGGAGAGGCGTTCTACGTCGCCACAATCTAATGCCCTATCCAATACAGACACAGACGTTCACCGTGTTCATGGGAACACAAGAGGGGATCCATTCGGTCGCTCTTCCCGCGATCTATTCTTCGAGTGGATCGAGGAATCTCTGGATTGACAAGTTAGGTCGAGCCAAGAAGATCCTGGGATACAGCAAACAGAACAGTTCTGCGGTGACCACCAATACTGGAGGGGCTGCGACCCTGGTCCGTGCCCTGCGAGGGTACAGACAAACAGGAGCCGCCATTTCCAATCGACAGATCATTGGGGTCTTTGAAACGAATGATGGCGATAGCGCAGATGAGTATGAACTCTGGTACTCCACCAATGATGGAGTTGCCTGGACGTTCATTACTGGGGGAGATTTAGAGGATGAATCCAGTGGTCGTGTGCCTGACTTTGCTCAGGTGGATAACACGTTGTTCTTCACGAATGGAGTAGTCACGCCACGGGCCTGGAATGGGTCAACGTTATCTGTCGCTGGTCCTTCCGCGAAATCTCCTACACCGACTGGTGCTGCTCCAGATCCTGAAGTGAGTGGGTTGTTGAATGGCAGTTATAGCTGGAAGTTAGTCAGTGTTGAAGCCGATGGCACACGTCATCCCGGCTCCACGACCTCCAATACCCTTCAACGTGAGGATGAACAGTGCAGCTTAGAGTGGACAGCAGATAGTGACACCGATGTAGTGGGGTATGAACTCTACCGCACTACAGGATCCGGGGTGACATTCTATCTGGTGACCTATATCGATGGACGCACAACGGCTGCGTACACCGACAACACTGATGACCTCACGATTGTCGTGAATCGGTCCATTGCAGAGCATGGAGATGCTCCGCCAGCAGGGAGTTATTTTTGTGAGCCACACAAACAACGGCTTTGGTGGGGAAGGACAGATACCAACCCCCGACGTGTTCAATGGTCAGATCCAGGTCTCCCCGATCAGGTGGGAATTAACAACTACCTCGATTTCACAGACCAAACGTCTGTCGGGGATGTGGTTACAGGGTTGGTGGGGGACTTCGAAGGAATGCTGGTTGTGTTCTGTGAGCGTTCCATCTGGACCGTTACAGGTACTGGACAAATAGTTTCCGACATCATGGACTGGACACGGATGAAATCAAATGCCGTGACTGGGACTGTGAGTCATCGAAGTGTTGTCAAGGTGCCAGCAGGGGCAGTGTATACCGATTCCAGTGGAAGCCAGGTCACGACGCCTCGGGTGATGCAGGCCTATTTCACCCCATTGGGGGATATTCGAGTCTTTGATGGGAATAACGACACGGTGATTTCTACTCCCGTGAAGGAAACCCTGAAAGAGTTCCTGTATGCCCAGCGGAGTAAAGTCCATGCCGTCCATGATATTGAAAGTGGACATATTATCTGGTTCTGGCCTGGAACTTCAGACCAGACAGAGTGTACGAAGGCAGTGGTCTGGAACTATCGATGGGGGGTGTGGTATGTGTGGCCGGATATGCCCATGGCCTCTTCCACCACCGTAGAAACCTCCAGTGATACACAGGTCATCCTCACAGGAGAAGCCCAATCGAGTAAGGGTGGGTTCTGTTATGAGTTCTTTGATGGGGATAGTTTTGATGGATCAAACATTCCTGCGAGATGGATCACGAAAGTGCTCTATGGGACCGATAACTCCTGGGATACCCGATCGCCGCAGAAGCTCATGGCAGCGGTCAAGAGATATCGTTGGTTGGACATCATTGCAGAAGCTGATGAGGATGTGACGTTGACGGTTGAATGGCTGTCAGGATCCGGTTCGGATGAAGCCGTGAGTCGAGGGGCCGCAAGTAAGTCTCTTTCCGCGTTTTCCATGCAGTTGATTAGCGGAAGTGGAAGTGTGATCCAAACCGCAGCAGAGAGCAACATCACACTGCCGACTGACTCTGTTCAGAAGATCATCAATCTAGAGGGGACGAACGGAGACTATATAGAAGATGTGGGGTGTCGGATCAGGATTAGTGATGACGCACAGAGTGGGTCATGGAGTCTTGAGGGGATGACACTGGGGTATCAGATCCTGCCGGGAGCTATCAGGAGGTTACAGGACTGATGTCGAAAGCAAAAGCTGCCCAGTTCGTTTTGCGTAAGCTCTTCAAGGAAGTCGATGAAGTAGAAGCTGCTCGGCAAGCTGCATTCAAACAGGGACAACAAGCACGCATACTGGGAAAGATGGGCCTCACACCAGAAAAGTACGACAAACTTTTTGGCTCAGAGAAAATAAAAGTTGCAAGAAGGATGATGGACGAAACCCCCAAAGACTGGACATTACCTCCTGAGAATATGATAAAACCCTCGAAGTATCAGAGGGACAATTCTCCTGAAGCAGTCAGGAAACTCAATGAAGTTAGACGAAGACTAAAAGGCAGGGGCAGTTCCCGTCGAGGCTGATGGCCAGAGCGAATATCCCTCTCGATTTCCCGGTCCCTGATTTCGCTCGCGTCAGAGAAGAGTCAGGTGTGGTGACAGAACAGGCCATGCGTGCCATGTATTTCACCCTGACCGATACGAGACACAGAGTTCAACGGATTCAACAGGAGCAGTCATGGCAAGACGTAACGTTCGCGGCGGGAAATTTCACCGCAAACTCAGGAACATGGACCGTCGCCAGCGCAGACCAGAAGCTGTATCAATTTATCAAAATCGGCCAGTTTCTGATGGTGAGCTTCTTCCTGGAAGACACGACAACTGGCTCGGGGATGGGGAACGAACTGAGGATTCAGCTCCCGAAGGGGATGAAAGCGACGACGACGACCTACACAGGTCCCTTAGTGATCAAAGGGTCGGTCGATACGGAAGGGTATATCACCACCGGGGGCACGGATAAGTTGTACTGCTACAGGACAGACCACAGTTCGTGGCCGTCCAGTATTACCAATAACGTTGATATTAGGGGGGTTATCGCCCTCCAGGTGCTATAATTTAGGCTGCAAGAGGTATAAAAAATGCTCGATTTTCTACTGTTATTCCAGGATATGGCAGCCAATCAGGAGATACTCCTGGCTGAGCCTTTTTCCCTGTTTGGTATGGGTTCAGCGGGACTAAAGGG